GGTAACATTTAGAATTAAATGCGACAAGAGGTTATAAAAGCCTCTGCCGCATTTATTTTTTTGCAGCAGAATTAAGCAAAATAGCGCGGTAGAGTGCAATAACTCTACCGCGTTTTTTATTTGCGGAAAGGAGCAAAGGAAGTGGCACGGACATATAAAAAACTGAACTACAAAGACCGCCAGCGCTTAGAGGAAATGGTAAAGGCTGGCGAAAAGGTAACGACAATGGTAGCAGAAATGGGCGTACACCGCGCTACCCTTTACCGAGAACTGGAAAGAGGCGGCGCAAGTGGACGAGATCACACGGGCTACAGCGCAGACAGAGCACAAAAAGCGCTTTTTGCATAAGCAAGGGCGGCAGATTACGAAAGAGAGGGCAATAACATGGCAACTATTAAAGTATGGACACCAAACAAAGAAAACGGCTACAGGGCATATGCGCCAGAGTACGAGGTAATGTTTTGGAACGAGGCAGGCGAGGCGCTTTTAGCACTTGCAGGCGACGGAAACCCAAACCATGAGTACGCCAGCAAGTTTGGCTTTGACACATTCGACGAGGCGGCAGCGTTTATAAACAGCATAGACGTGCCAGAGTGTACGCAGGTAAGCATAAACAACGAGGTATACGACGTATACCCAGCAGACTTACAGGTAAAGGGCAACAAAATGCAAGAGCACAGTCGCTTAGACTTTGAGGACGTGCGCAGCTTTTGTATAAAAAAGAGCCTTTACACAAGAGGCACTAACGCAGAATATACACGCCTTGCAAACATACTCTTTTATTGGAGCGAGACAGGGCAGGACATAGACACAGAAAAACTACAGGTAGTAGCGCAGAACATATTAGACCACAGCGACACAGAGTACGGGTTAGAAAGCCTTATGTTTGCGCTTAAGCGCGAGGCAGTTATAACAAGCTACTGCGTGGCAGATCACTAAAGAGAGGGCGAGAACATGAGCAAGTACGAGCTGGTAATAATCTGGGAAACGGGCGAGAAAGAGGTACACGAGTACGAGAGCCAAGAGCTTGCAGAGCAGGCAGAGAGAGGCTACAAGGTGGCGTTTGGTAACCAGATACAATGGAGCGGCACAAGACCACAGACGCAGAAAGCGGGGCTGGAATGAGCAGCATAGACGAAACGCGCATAGTAAACGGCGAGCTGCCTAAAACGTGGACGTGCCCGCATTGCCACAAACGCAACAAAATGGGCAGGTACAAAAACGAGGAATTTATAGAGTTTGGTAAGGCTTTCCAACATTGCGACCATTGCAGCTACGTGCACTACTGGCGGCTGGAACTTACAGAGGACTTTAAGCGCAAAGTGGTGGAAATGCTGACGAGGTAACGCCTATGTACTACGTGGTAGAGAAAAGCAGAGACGGCAGCAGGCGCATATATCACAAGGGCAAGCGCATAGCTTACCCAGATAGACGGCTACAGGACGACTACAAAACGCTTGCAGCCGCACGCAAGGTAGTAGAAAAACTAAGCACAGACATAGCCTTAGATATTTACAGCCACAGAGCCTTAGAGGGCGAGCGCTACTACGAGGAAAACTACAGAGAGTACGAGATAGAGGACACGAAAGCGAGGGCGCTACAAATGAACGTAAGAGAGTTTCTTAACTGCTGTACTATGGACTGGTACGGCATTGCAATATACGAGGACTTAGAGGACTGCTACGACGAGAAATGCTTAGCAGGACGCTACAAAGATATGCGAGAGATACCAGACAACCTACTTAAATGTACGGTAAATACGTGGGCAACAGACGAAAGCACGGACATAGAGGGCAACAGGCTTACATACATACTTATAGGAATATAACGAAAGAGAGGGCAGGCAGGTGGAGTGCAGAGTATACAGCTACAAAGTGATACAGGGCGGCAAGGCATTGCCAGCAAGAGCAAGAGTACAGCGTAGGGCGGACTTTTGGGCGGGCGTAGAGTATGTGAGATACCGCCAGAGGCAGCAGGCGCTTAAGGTAAGAGCACGCAGACTGGCTTTTACAAAGCAGAGGCTTTGTGGGCTTGCAGCAGTGCTGGTAGGCATTGCAAGCGTACCGCTGCTGGATATGGACGCAACGGCAGCGCTGCTTATAGTACCACTGGGGCTGTATATGATATTTAGCCGCCAGCTGCTTAGCGAGGTGGAATAAATGGAGCAAATAACCGTAGAGCAGGCACTTAGCTACACAAGAGCAGGCGATAGAGTGCAGATCATAGACGGCGAGACAGAGCTATATACAGGATATGCCAGCCTGTTACACGAGAAAACAAAAGAACGCATAGCACATAGACTGGTAAAGAAATACCACTACAGCTTAGACATAAGGCACAAAGACTGGGAAAGGCGCGGACTTATGCCGCCTATTGAGCCAGACGAGATAGCGCAGTACAGCTTTAGCGATTTACAGCTAAGCGTTTATACGCAGATCATCATATAAGAAGAGAGCACGAAAGAGAGGGCAGAGGCATGGTTATAACATACCCAAACTTGCAGCTATGCTGGCATAACCCAGACAAGGGCATATGTGGGCAACTGGAAAACCTACCAGAGATAGAAAAGAAAAAGTACGGCTTTAACCTGCTGGGCGGGCAAAAGGTTTACTTTATCGGCTACATAATGAGCGGCGCGCCTTATGCGTATGACGTGGACGTAATTAAGGTAAGCGACGACGGCGTAACAATAGATAACTGGGGCTGGAACAAAAACAGCAGGACGGTAGGCGGCGACGAGGTACGCAACTGTTTTGCAGCATTTATGCAAGAGGACGGCACAGCGCTGCTACCGTGGAGAGCTTACGACGCACGCAGGGATATGTACCACGACCTGCTTATAGAGCCGTGCGAGTATCTTAAGGACAAGCTGACAATGCGCGAGCTGCTTAGCGGCGAGAAAGAATACTATACAGACAGATACGGCACGGGCATATGGAGACAGCACGGCGGCTGGCGTTACAGGGTAAGCAGATATAACGAAAACCTGCAAAACTTTACAAAGCTGGGGCAGATCACTTTAGAGGACGTGGTAAGCGTAGAGAGCGAGGCGGCAACATGATAGTAGCGTACATATGCAGCCCGTACAGGGCAAACGACAAAAAGCAGCGCAAGCGGTACGACGAGTACGTAAAGAGGCTTACCAAAATGGCTATAGATAGCGGCATAGCACCAGTAACGCCGCATATGTATATTACGCAGGTGCTGGACGACAGCAACAAAGAGGACAGAGCAGCAGGACTGGCAGCGGGTATAAGCCTGCTATACAGGTGCGACGTGCTTATATATGGCAACAAGTACGGCATAAGTGAGGGTATGCACAACGAGCTTAAGAGGGCAGACGAGTGCAACATACCAGCCGTAGACGCAGAGGACTGCAAAAGCGTAGACGACTTTATAGAGAAAGTGCACGAGGCTTGCAGGCGCAGATATGGCAAGAGCTTGCACGAGGAACTTACTAAGGTAGTAGTTTAGCGAGGTAGCGCTTATGGCAATGTTTAAGACGTGCCCGTATTGCGGCAGTAATTTAGATCATAACGAGCAATGCACCTGCGGCGGTGTAAGTACGGCAGTACTGCGCACGCCCAGAGAGCTTGTAAAAGACCGCATGGCAGCTATGGAGCAGGCAAAGGCACGGGCTAAACAGACAGCACACGCAACCTTAAGAAAGGGGATATATACAGCGATATGCAGACAAACGAAAACACAGTAGTGCTGGGAGAGGTAACAGACGTGCTGTTATGGGGCTTTAAGTTAGAGCTTACGGACAGGCGCACAGGCGAGCGCTTAGAGGGCTACGCAGTAGAGACGGGTAACGAGGACTACGAGTTAGACGACGCAGCCCAGAGCATACGCAACCGCTTTGGGGCAATGGGCTACAGCGTAAACAGCTGCACCTTTGACACCGAGCGCAAGTATACATACGACGCAGTAAAAGAGTTTGAGGCAGCAGAGCCTACAAACACAGGCAAAGAGCCGCAAGAGACAGAGGACGACGAAAAAAGCAGCTATAAGGACGAGATAGAGGCGACCTTAGCAGAGCTGGGAGAGTAGAGAGGGGCTTAGAACGTGGGCGAGATCACGACGCAGGGCAATGCCGTAGCGCTTATAGGTGTTATGGCGGCAGAGTTTACAGAGGTAACAAACATACACGGGCAGCAGTACAAGGGCTACCAGACAATAGTAAAGACGAGGCGGCGCAGCGGGCAAGAGGACGAGGCTATAGTATTTTGCCCAGCAGATACAAAGCCCGTGGCAGCAGGCAAGCCAGTAATATGCTACGGCAGGCTGCAAACCTTTAAGAACTACAAAAGCGGAAAGGTACTTGTATACGTGCTGGCAGAGCTGCTGGAAGAGACGGGCGAGCACTACGAGCCAGAAAACGAGGTAAGACTATCTGGCACGCTGGGTAAGGGCATTGTAAACAGAGCCACGCCAAACGGTAAGCGCATTACAGATATTAAGGTAGTAATACCAAACGAGCTGCGAGAGGGCGGCAAGTGCTACGTGCCTGCTATCTGCTGGAACAAGGCAGCAGACGAGGTAAAGGACTGGGCAGAGGGCACGCAGGTAGACATAAAAGGCAGACTGCAAAGCAGATCATACGAAAAGACCGAGGACGGGCAGACGGTAACACATACCTGCTACGAGGTATCTATATACAAGATCACAAGAGCAGAGGATATGGAAAAAGAAAAGGCTAAGGGGGCATAACTGATATGAGCAGCACACGCAAAATGCAGAGACAGATAGCAAAGGCAGCAGCACAGCACTTAAGCGATAACGGAAAGAACGGGAAAAGCAGCAAGATTTTTAAGAATATATGGAGAGGGCAGCAGCTTGCAGCAGGTAAGGGTAAAGTATCCGAAAACCACAGAAAGCAGCGCGCCCGTGAGAGTAAAACAGATACGGATATAGCGCGACTTATTGAGAACGCACGCCAGAGAGCTGCGCAGCGCGCTAAGTGAACAAAGAAAAGCGCCTGCGGTACTGGGAATACCACAGGCGCTTAACCATGCGTTAAAAGCTACCTATATTATATAGAACGCATGGCGAAAAAGCAAGAGCAAGCCCGCTTTTTAAGTGCGCGCAAGCTCTATTAAAACACTTGATAAAAGTATTAGTTTTACGACAGAGGTAAAAATATATGCCATACGTTAAACGCACTACTACAGCTGGCAAAACTGTAGAGATAGAGTACTACTATACCAGCAGATACCAGAAGAGAGGGCAAAAGAGGCAGGATAAGGTAAAGCCTACAAGAGAAGAGCAAAAGAGAGTAAACGAAAGACAGGCACAGAGAAAGCTAAGGCTATTGTTAAATGCTAACTTTGGCTATGGAGACTACCACGTAGTACTTGACTACATACGCAGGAAAGAGGAAGAGCCACGCAGCAAAGAGCAAATGCGCACAGACATAGATAAATTTTTACGTGAGTGCAGAAAACTGTATAAGGCTGCTGGCAAAGAGTTTAAATACATACACGTAATGGAGATAGGCGAAAAGGGAGCACGCCACCACCACCTTGTAATAAACAAGTGCGATACAGAGATATTGCAGCAGGCATGGTACAAGGCATATGAGGGGCACAACCGCGTTAAGGTTTTCCCTTTGGACGATACAGGGCAGTACAGCGAGCTTGCAAGCTATTTTTTGAAATACACAGACAAGCACCGCACAGAGGAAGAGGGCGCGCTTATGAGCAAGCGCTATAACAGCAGCCGTAACCTTGTGCGCCCAGAGCCAGTATACGAGATCATAAGCCAGCGCAACTGGTTTAAGGCAGAGCCGCACGCACCTAAAGGCTGGTACGTGGATAAGGACAGCATAGAGAGGGGCATACATAGCCCAGAGTTTTACGGGTATGGGTACTTTAGATACCGCATAGTGAGGTTAGAGTAAAGCGTATGAGAAAAGTAAAGGCAGTAGCCATAGCAGTACTTACGGTACTGGCAGCAATGATAGTAGCAAGGACGGCAGCAGGCGACGACAGCATACAAGCGATAGAGCCGCAGCAGATCGCTACAGCAGACTGGCAGCAGGTAGAGCCAGAGCCAGCGCAGCAGATCATAGAGACGAGAGAGCCAGAGGCAAGGGTAGAGGAAATTACAGAGCCTGCATACATACCGAGCACAGAGGCGGCAGAGGGCTGCATAAGTGAGGCAGAGCTTATAGCTATCACAGAAGAGGTAGGCGCTATGTATGACATATGCCCAGAGCTATTGCAGGCGCTGGTAGAGCGTGAGAGCACATTTTACATAAACGCCACTAACGGAAATTGCAAAGGGCTGGCGCAGATAAGCACACGCTGGCATACAGACCGCATGGAGCGGCTGGGCGTTACAGACATATACGAGCCATACGGCAATATCCTTGTAGCAGCTGACTACCTGCGGGAGCTATTCGACGAAAGAGAGGACGACGACGTATACTACGTGCTTATGCGCTATAACATGGCAATAGACACGGCAAACAGCTTGTATGCAGCAGGCGAGATAACAGACTACGCACGCAGCATAGTAAGGCGTGCAGCAGAGTTAGAGAGGTTACACGGTAAATGAGGTATATAGCTTTAGGCATATTGATTATAGCGGCGCTTTTCGTACCAGCACTGCTGGCAGCGGCGCAGGCGATATACAGGGCAGGGCAGCAGCAGAAAGCAGAGGAAGAGCAAAAGCACAACGGCTACCATGAGGCACACCCGTACATAAGGCAGCAAAAGCAGATAGCGAGATATGCAGCAGAGAGGCTAAGATACTGGCTTTTTGTAAGGGGTAAAGGCTGCCACGCCTGCTGCCTGCGGTGTAAATACTTTGACGAGTGCCAAGCAGATAACAAGGCACAGAAAGAGAGGAAAGGCAGAAAGTGAGAAACTACAGGATAGACCACGAGGCAGGCGCACAAGAGGCACTATTTAGCTGGTGTGATATGCAGCGCGGAAAGTACCCAGAGCTTAGGCTACTGTATCACGTACCAAACGGCGGCAAGAGAGACGCAGCCACGGCAAGAGCTTTAAAACGGCAGGGAGTAAAGGCAGGCGTGCCAGATTTATGCTTACCTGTAGCGCGCGGCGGCTGGCACGGGCTGTATATAGAGCTTAAGGTAGGCAGCAACAAGCCAACAGAACTGCAAAAGCAGTGGCTTAAGAGCTTGCGGCAGCAGGACTACGCAACAGCTGTATGCTACGGCTGGGAAGAGGCGGTAGACGTGCTTAAGAGCTACTTAGACGACAGCATACTTTTAGAGACAGCAGCAACGGCAGCAGCAGTGGCAGATATGCCAACCATGCAGCCTGCTACATAGATCACAAAAGACAGGAACTATAAACAAAGCCAGAGACTCAACGGAGAGAAAGAGAGGGCAAAGCATGAAAGTAATAAGCATTATCAACCTTAAAGGCGGCGTAGGTAAAACCTTTACAGCGCACAATATGGCATATGAGCTGTATAAGCGCGGCTACAAAGTACTTGTACTGGATAACGACAAGCAGGGCAACGTAAGCAAGGCGCTGGGCAAGTATGGAGCGTTAGGAAACTGCGGCGCAGCCAGAGCGCTTACAGGCAAATACACCTATGCGCTGGACGTAATTACAGACGTGGGAGCTACTAAAGGCGTACTGGACGTAATAACGGGCAATATGTCACTTATGACAGCTACGTACCAGCTTGCAGCAGAGACAGGCAACCAGCTGGGCAGATACAAAAAGCTGTTAGAGACACCTATAAGCAACTGCGAGGACGCGCTACCGTTTCCACGCACAATACGCGACTGGTACGACTTTATGATAATTGACAACCCGCCAGACATTGCCTTTAACGTGGCAAACGCTTTGGAGATCACGGACGAGGTAATAGTACCCGTAAAAATAGACGAGTGGGCGTTAGAGGGCTTAGAAATCATAGCCCAGCAGATAGAGACAGCCAAAGACATTAACCCAAACATACAGCTGTTAGGCGCGCTGGTAACCATGTACAGAAACGACGACACAACGTAGCTGGCTTAGAGTGGTTAGAGAAAAACAGCCCTATACAGGCGCTTGCAAAGATACGCTATACGCCAAAGGCAGCAGAGAGCACCTTTTTTATGCAGCCAGTATATGAGTATAGCCCACGCTGCGGGGCAGCACAGGACTATAAGAACTTTGTAACAGCGTACTTACAGGCACAGAAAGGGGGCAAGTAATATGGCAGCGGGCAAGTTTAGCTTTATGGATATTATGAACGCGCAGAGCAAGGCGCAGACAGAGACACAGGTAACAGAGTATACAGAAATCTGGCTAAATCCATGCGACGTAAAAGAGAGCGAGAGCAATTTTTACAGCCAAGAAAACATACAGGAACTGGCAGACAGCATTTTAGCCGTAGGACAGCAGCAGCCTACGGTACTGGGGAGAGTAAACGGAGAGTACAGGATAATTAGCGGGCACAGACGAAACGCAGCAAACCGCCTGCTTATTGAGCAGGGGCACGAGCAGTACAAGAGTGTGCGCTATCTGTACAGAGATATGCCAGAGGCAACCTTTGAGCTATCGCTACTTGTGGGCAACGCCTTTAACAGAGAGCTTACAGCCTACGAGAAAACAGAGCAGGCGGCGCGCTTGCGCAGGGCACTTATTAAGGCGCGAGACGAGGACGGCTTAGAGATCACAGGAAAGCTGCGCGATATGGTAGCGGACATACTGGGAGAAAGCAGCACGAACGTAGCACGCATGGAACAGATAGACAAAAACTTAAGCCCTGCTGCAAAAGAGCAGTTTAAGCAAGGCAATTTAGGCGTAACTGCTGCCTACGAAACAAGCAAGCTGCCAGAGGAAGAGCAGGACGAGATAGCAGCGCAGGCGGCAGCAGGCGAGGTAAGGGCTAAAGAGATCGCAGAAAAGGTAAAAGAACGGCAGGCAGGCGACGACTACCGCACGCCGCACCCAGAGAGCATAACGAGCCTATGCTACAGCTGCTTAAATTACAGCACCTGCAACGTAAAAACGGGCACTTGCGAAAAGTGCGACGAGTACGTAAACAAGGCAGAGGCAGAAAAGACCGACGAGCAGCGCTACAGTGAAGAGCAGGACAGGATAGACAGAGAGACAGCCAGAAAGCTGCGCGAAAAAGAGGACGCAGAGCGCATGGCAGCAGGCGCGCCAGTAAGAGAACCAAAAACGCACGAGGTAAAGTTAGCTACAAGCTGGTGGGCTGACATTGTAAGCGGTAAAAAGCGCTTTGAGCTTAGGAAAAACGACAGAGGCTATAAAGTAGGCGACAAGCTGCTTATGCAGGAATATGCAGCAGGCGCTTACACAGGGCGCAGCATACTGGCAGACATAACCTATATGCTGGAAGAGTACAGCGGACTTGCAGAGGGCTACGCAATACTGGGCATAGAGCTGCTTAAGGTATCCGAAACGGACACCGTAGAAAGCGTGGCGCATGAATAGACGACAGCGTAAGAAATATCTTAAAGGCAACGTAGGCAGGATACGCAAGTACATAGAGCACCAGATAAACAGCGGCAGCGGCGTGGCGGTTACGCTGCCTGCCAATCTGGGAGTAAGCGAGGGCGCAATATGGGAAATGATAAGAGCGGCGCAGGAAAACAGGGCGCAAAAAGCGAAAAGCTGACAGACGAGCAAAACGAGATATGCTACACGATTAAGTTAGAGCTTATGAGGGCTATTTTAGAGATTAAGCAAGACGACCTATGGCGGCTGATAGAAAGAGTACTAAGCAAGCAGCAGACAAAAAGCAAAGAAAGTGAGGCGAGTACATGAACTATAGGCAGTGGAAAAAGAGATACAAAAAGCAGCACGGCTATAACCCGCCGATAGAAGAGGACAAGAGGAAGAGGGCAAGGCTGGTAGCACAGCAGTTAAGCATATCGCTGCCACAGATCGCAGAGGCACTTAACAACTTTACGCCAGCTTTATGCAGAGCACTTGCAGACGCTTGCGAAACGATAAGCAACGGCTTTGCAGCAGCAAGTAAAACCTTTGGAGAAATGGCAGAGAACTATAACACGGCAACGGTGCAGCAGTACCGAGAAAGCGAGGGCACGGCATGAACATTACAGCAGTAGCAATTACGGGCATTATCTGTATTACGGTTTTAGTGGCGCAGATCATTGCAGAGGTCGCAAAGACAAAGAGGCATACAACAGAGCTGGCAGCAGGCATACGAGAAAGAGAGGGCGCGCAGAGTGAATAACGTAGTACTTAGCGGCAGGCTTACGAAAGACGCAGACGTAAGGTACACGCAGGGAGAGAACGCCACAGCGGTAGCGCGTTTTACGCTGGCAGTAGACGACTACAACGGCACGGACTACCCAAGCATTAAGGCGCTGGGAAAGCAGGCAGAGTGGGTAGAGCGCTGGACGCACAAGGGCACAAAAGTAGAGCTTACGGGCAGGCTTAAGACAGGACACTATACAAACAGAGACGGTAAAGAGGTTTACTACACAGAGGTACTGGTAAGCAGCATAGGCTTTGGAGAGACAAAGCAAGAGGCAGAGCAGAGGGCAGGAAGAGAGCAGCAGGCAGCAGCAGACACAGACGCAGGCTTTATGGATATACCAGACTATGCAGCAGACGAGCTGCCATTTAGGTAGACCAGAAAGGCAGGCGAGTGCATGAGGATAACAGAGGACGAGTTAGCAAAGCTGCTAAAGGACGCAGCTAAGGCGGGCGTGGAAGAGTACAAAAGACAGGAAAAGAAAGCCAGACGGCAAGGCAGATACCAAGACACGTATAACCTTATGCGCCGATACCGTGACGCTGTATACCATGCACAGAACGCAGCAACAGACGAGAGCAGGCTAAGGACAGAGTACACGTTAGAACGTATAGACACAGCGGTAGCAGAGGCTAAGCGCAAGTGCACGGCAGCGGGGCGCGATATGGAGTACAAGGCTTTTGAGCTGTACTTTATGCAGGGCAAGACATACGAGCAGATAGCAGAGGACTTAGACACAGGAAAGAACACGCCGCGCCGCTGGGTAGGCTATGTTATTAACGAGCTAAGCGTACTGCTATGGGGCTTAGACGAGTGGTAAAAACGTGGTAATAAGCTGGGGTGTTATGTTAAGCGGGGCAAGGTTACACTTATAGCGTAGGGTATTGTGGTTAGTGCTATGCGCAGCCGCAGTACTTTGCGCGTATCTTAGCCTCCCAACCCAGCGCATGAAATACAGGGCGCTGGGCGCGACAGTTAGGCGGTGGGCAGTATGAAAGCATGGGCTAAAGAATTTTACGAGGGGCAAGCGTGGAGACAGACACGGGCAGCCTACCTACTTAGCCAGCACTACATATGCGAGCGCTGCGGCGACATAGCCAAAGTGGTACACCACAGGACGTACTTAACACCGCAGAATATAAACAGCCCAGAGCTTACACTTAGCTGGAACAACTTAGAGGCGCTTTGCCAAGAGTGCCACAATAAAGAGCACCACAGGAACGAAAGGCAACAGCGTTACGAGTTTGACGAAACAGGAAACTTAAGACAGATCACACCAGACACAACCGAGACACGAGCGAGCGGCGGGCGCATATCCCCCCCCATAAAATCTTTTTGAGTTTGGGGAGCGGTAACCGAGCGGGGAGTATAAAAAAACTCTACGAGCGCGCGCAGGCGTGGTGTAGTAGGGGGTGTGGTGTAGGGAGCGAGGCAAGATATGGCAGGACAGGTAAAGAAAGTGGCAGCAAAGCCAAAGACTACGCCGAAAAAAGCGACACCTGCAAAGACTAAGACCGAGAAAACCAAAGAACAGAAAATAAACGCGGAAAAGCGCAGACTACGCAGTATTTTTAAAGAGCTGGAAGAAAACAAGCGAAAGCTGGTTACACCGCTTATAGAAAAGGCGGCATTTATGAGCGTAGAGCTGGACGCTTTGCAGGAGATCATAGAGCAGGACGGCTGGACGAGCGAGTATAAAAATGGCGAGAACCAGTACGGCACAAAACGTAGCCCAGAGGCTGACACGTACATAGCGCTAAGTAAAAACTACGCCGCAGTTATTAAGCAGCTGGTAGACATTGTACCAGAGGCAAAGCGCAAGCAGACAAGGTTAGCTGCTTTACGTGACGAGTAAGAAACAAGCCGCGCCGTATGCCAGCTACATACATGAGTACTACGCAAAGATCATAAGCGGCGAGATAGTAGTAGGCGCATGGATACTGGCAGTATACAAGATCATAGTAGCGGGGCTGGCAGCAGGCGAGTATTTTTACGACGGAAAGCGCGCAAACAAGGCAATACGCTTTATAGAGGGCTTTTGCCACCACAGCAAAGGGCGCAACGACCTTATAAAGTTGGAGCTATGGCAAAAAGCTATAGTAAGCTGCATTTTTGGTATAGTTGACGCACAAAAAATACGCGTTTTTCGTGAAATTTTTATAGTTATCGGCAGAAAAAACGGCAAGAGTTTATTTGCCAGCGCCGTAATTGCATACATGGCTTACTTAGAGCCAGAGTACGGACAAGAGATATATTGCTTAGCACCGAAATTAGACCAAGCAGCGCTTGTATATGACGGCTTTTACCAAATGGTACAGGCAGAGCCAGACTTAGCAGAGCTGGCAAAGAAGAGACGCAGCGACATTTACATACAGGAAAGCAACACAGTAATTAAGCCTATAGCCTTTAACGCTAAGAAGAGCGACGGCTTTAACCCGCAGCTGGTAGTTTGTGACGAAATGGCAGCATGGGCAGGAGACGGCGGGCTTAAGCAGTACGAGGTTATGAAGTCTGCACTGGGAGCGCGTACCCAGCCTATGATTTTAAGCATAAGCACGGCAGGATACATAAACGACAGTATTTACGACGAGCTTATGAAACGCAGCACCAGCTTTTTAAAGGGCAACTCTAAAGAGCGCAGGCTATTGCCATTTTTGTACATCATAGACGACGTAGAGAAATGGAACGACTTAACAGAGCTACGCAAAGCTAACCCTAACATGGGCGTAAGCGTGCAAGAGAGCTTTTTTGTAGACGAGATCGCAATAGCAGAGACGAGCTTAAGCAAAAAAGCAGAGTTTCTTACAAAGTACTGCAACATTAAGCAAAACAGTAGCGTAGCGTGGTTAGAGTACAGCGTAGTAGAGGCGGCAGGCGCAGAGATCACGTTAGACGAGTTTACAGACTGCTACGCAGTAGGCGGCGTAGACCTAAGCCAGACAACAGACTTAACAGCGGCAAGCATTGTGGTAGAGAAAAACGGCAAGCTATACGCCTTTACAAAATTCTTTATGCCGCGCAACCGCTTAGAGACACTGACAGCCACGGACGGCGTGCCGTATAACATTTTCGTTAAGCAAGGCATATTAACGCTAAGCGGCGAGAACTACGTAGACTACCACGACGTATTTAACTGGTACGTGGAACTGCTGGAAGAGTACGGCATACGCGTACTGCAAATAGGCTACGACAGGTACAGCGCCCAGTATCTGGTAGACGACCTAAACAACTACGGTTTTCATACAGACGACGTATGGCAGGGCGAGAACTTAACGCCAGTTATACGAGAGTTTGAGGGCATTATAAAAGACGGCGACTTTAAGATAGCAAGCAACAACCTGCTAAAGAGCCACTTCTTAAACGTGGCGCTTAAGCAAAATCTGGAAACACGGAAATTTAGACCTATAAAAATCGAGCAGCGGGCACATATAGACGGCTTTGTATCAGTTATAGACGCTATGACCGTGAGACAGAAATACTACAACGAGTACGGCGAGCTGCTTAAAAACGCAGCCTAACGAAAGGATAGTAACAAATGGGGCTTTTTGATTACATTTTTCACGCCAGAGAGCGCAAGATCATAGGGCAATATTTTAAGCTGCTGGACGGCTACAGCCCAGTATTTACGACTTACGACGGCGGCGTATATGAAATGGACTTAACCCGCACGGCTATTAACAGTTTTGCTACGCATTGCAGCAAACTTAAGCCAGAGATAAGCGGCAGCGCCCTTAAGACATTAGAGCGCACGCTACAGTTTAAGCCTAACAGCTTTATGGATACCACAAAGTTTATAGCAAGACTGGCAACTATCTTAGAGTGCGAGCACACAGCCTTTATAGTACCGATAGAGGACGCATACGGCGACCTTTGCGGCTGGTATCCGATACGCCCAGCTATGTGCGAGGTTATAGAGTACGAGGGCGTAGTATACCTGCGTTACACCTTTGCGAACGGCGAGCGGGCAGCTATTGAGTTTGAGCGCGTGGGAGTGCTGACAAGCCACCAGTACCGTAATGACCTTTTTGGAGAGGACAACAGCACCATGCAGCCCACTATGCAGCTGATACATACGGGCAATGAGGGTATTATAAACGCCGTTAAAAACAGCGCAAACATACGCTTTATGGTAAAAGTGGCTAATATGCTTAAGCCAGAGGATATAAAGAAAGAGCGCGAGCGCTTTACAGAGGACAACTTAAGCGCGGACAACAAAAGCGGCATGATTATTTACGACAGCAAGTTTAGCGAGCTTAAGCAGGTAGACAGCAAGCCGTACACGCCAAACGCATTGCAAATGCAGCAGATACAAGAGAGCGTTTGCACGCACTTTGGCACAAACATGGATATTTTGCAAAACAAGTTTAACGAGGAAACATGGAACGCGTACTACGAGGGCAAAATAGAGCCGTTTGCTTTGCAGTTATCGCTTGTTATGTCAAACATGACATACAGCCCGCGAGAGATCGCACACGGCAACATGATTACATTTAGTGCAAACCGCCTGCAATATGCCAGCAATGCAACTAAATTGCAGGTAAGCACGCAGCTATTCGACAGAGGACTACTTAACCGTAACGGCGTTATGGATATATGGAACATGGCGCACGTAGAAAACGGCGACCAGTACTACATACGCAAGGAATACACAGAGGTAGAAAAGCTGGGAGAGCAGCCAAAGGTAATTACTTTACCGCCTGCGGCAGCAGCACCAGTGCAGCAGCCAGAGCCTACAGAGCCAAAGGACGACACCGAGGGCGGCGAGGCAGCAGGCGCAGAGGAAACGGCAGGAAAGGACGGTACAGAGTAATGCCAGTAGTAAAAGAGAGAGAATACAGAGCGCTGGCAGCACCGCTTAGCGTAGCGGACGCAGCCAAACGCATACAGACAGACAAGTACGTAGAGGGCTACGCTACAACCTTTAACCAGCCATACGTATTGTGGGAGTTTGAGGACGGCACAAAGTATTACGAGCAGATAGACCGCCACGCCTTAGACGGGGCAGACATGAGCGACGTAATTATGCAGTACGACCATGAGGGCAGAGTATTTGCACGCCAGAGCAACAAAACACTGCTTTTAATTCCAGACGACCACGGCTTACTTATCGCAGCAGACTTAGACAAAACAGAGCTTGCACGCGGACTGTATGAGGATATAGCCGCAGGCATGATAAATAAAATGAGCTGGGCTTTTGTCGTATCAGAGGACAGCTACGACAGGGAAACACACACCCGCACAATACTTAAGATTAAAAAAGTATATGACGTATCCGCAGTAAGCATACCAGCTAACGGCGATACTGAAATAGCAGCGCGTAACTATGCCCGTAGGAGTTACGAGGCAGAACAGCAGGAGAGGCTGGCAAGGCGCGTGGCAGCACTAAAGATTAGAGCAGGCATTTAAACCAGATCAAATAAAAAGAGAGGTAAAAAGACCATGAACAGACGTAAAGAAATTGAGCAGCGACTTGCTGCAATCAAGGCAGAACTTGAAACACGCGGCGCAGAAATGAACGCCGACGAGATCAAAGCGTTAGAGGAAGAGGTAACCGCTTTGCAGGAAGAGCGCGCGGCTATCGACGCAGCAGCAGAGCAGCGTAACAACCTGCTTACAAGACTTGCAGAGGGCAAGGCAGACAACAACGGCAACGCGCCCACCGTATTGCGCAGCTTTGGCGCTATGGACGGCAGCCAGACAGCAGAGCAGAGAGCGGCAGCAGAGGACAAGTACGGCACTATGCAGTACCGCAAGGCATTTATGGACTACGTAACCCGTGGCGCAGAAATGCCCGTAGAGTACAGACAGAACGCACTTACAAAGACTACCGACGTAGGCGCAGTTATCCCTACTACCGTGCTTAACCAGATCATTGAGAAACTGGAAACAGCGGGCAATATCCTTGCACTTGTTACCAGAACTGCTTACAAGGGCGGCGTATCTATTCCTAAGAGCACCGCTAAGCCTGTAGCTACATGGGTAGCAGAGGGAGCAGGCAGCGACAAGCAGAAAAAGACCGCAGGCAGCGTTACTTTTGCTTACCATAAGCTGCGCTGCGCTGTAGCAGTTTCCTTAGAGGTTGATACTATGAGTATCGCAGCCTTTGAGAGCCTGCTTATTGCTAATATCGTTGAGGCTATGACTAAGGCACTTGACGCAGCAATTATTAACGGTACTGGCAGCGGGCAGCCTGCTGGCGTACTTGTAGCAGCAAACATTACCGCAGCTGCAACAGCTGGGCAGGTAGTAGAAACTGCAAACCAGAAATACGCAGACCTTTGCGCAGCAGAGGGCGCTTTACCAGAGGCATACGAGGGCGGCGCTGTATGGTGCATGAGCAAAAAGACCTTTATGGGCTATATCGGTATGGTAGACGATAACAAGCAGCCTATTGCACGTATCAACTACGGACTTAACGGAAAGCCAGAGCGTGTGCTTTTGGGCAGACCTGTAGTATGTACAGAGCATATGCCGAGCTTTGCGGCTATCTCTACAGCAGCAGGCAGCACAGACAGCCCTTACTTTGCTTTCCTCTTCAACTTCAAGGACTACGTACTTAACACTAACTACACTATGGGCGTTAAGAAGTACGAGGACAACGACACAGACGACCAGATCACAAAGGGCGTTATGCTTGTTGACGGCAAGGCGGTAGACATTAACAGCCTTGTAGTGCTTAAGAAAGTAGCAAGCGCGTAAGTTTTGAGAGGCAACGGCGGGCAGCTTTAGGGCTACCCGCCTTAACCAGAAAGAGAGGGCAAGATATGACAGGACACTTAGACAAAGAGCAGCTTAACAGCATGACTAAAGAGCAGCTGGTAGAGCTTGCAGCAGAAATGCAGCTAAGCACCGAGGGGCGCAAGGCAGACCTTGTAAAGCGTATTGCAGCCGCAGAGGTAGAAGTACAGGACGAGGCAGAGCTTACGGAAGAGGACAAGGCAGCTATTGTAGAGGCAGAGGCAGAGGACGCAGCAAAAGCAGCGGACGAGGCGGCAGCAGATCACGAGGAACTTAGCGAGGCAGCAGCAGAGGCAGCGGAAGAGGTAGAGGCAAAGCAGACAGCTAAGCCCGCTTTAGAGGCTGGCGGCAACGTGCTGGTAACTTGTTGCTGGGATTATTACGACAACGCGCTTAACAGCGTAGTGCACGTAGGCGACCAGCTTAAGGTATCAGAGGAACGAGCAGAACTGCTTAAGAGCTTAAAGCTGGCAAAGTAACAGAAAGGGGCGCAGCATGGCGACTGTATTAACCGAAAAAATGCGCGCGGCGCTGCGCATTGCAAATACTGGCGAGGCTATCACAGGCGAAATTAACGACGTAATAGAGGCGTGCAAGGCTGACCTTGCAGCCACAGGCGTAGAAACGATAGACGAAACGGACGCGCTTATAGTTAGGGCTATTACGTTATTTTGTAGGGCAGAGTTTAACTTTAATGGCAAAGGCGAGCAATACCGCCAGAGCTACGACCTGCAAAAAATGAGCCTATGCTTAGATATGGACTACAACGGCGGGCGAGTATCCGAAACGGACACCCAAGACGCTGGGGCAGGCGCATAATATGGCTATCTGGGCAGACGAGATAACACTTATAGCGCAGACCGAGCCAGCAGAGAGACTGGACGCTAACGGCTTTCCTAACGAGCTGGTAGAGACAGAGACAACCGTATACTGCAATAAAAAGCCCGTAGGCTATCAAGAGTTTTTTAAGAGCCAGCAGGCGGGTATACAAGTAGACTTTAAGGTAGACGTACACACCGTAGACTACAGCGGGCAGCAGCTTGCAGAGTTTATGGGCAAGCGTTACCAGATACTTAAGACCTACGAGCTAAACGACGACACCATAGAGCTTACACTTAGCGACCTGCGGCAGCAGCCGCATAACACCGCAGAAAGCGAGGGGTAAAAGTGGCAGAGTTTAACGTAGAGGGCATGGACGAACTAAGCAGCGCTTTTATGAGGCATGAAGAGGGCGCAGAGGCAGCGGTACAGGAAATGCTTACAGCAACCGCAGAAATTTACGTACAAGAGCACAAAGCGGCAGCAGGCGGCTACGGCATACGTAAAACAGGCGGCTTTATGAATAGCATAAAAGCCAGTACCATACGCAGAGACGGCACAGCGCTTGTATGTGACATATGCCCAGAGGGAAAAGCAGACCACCCAGCAGAGTACGGCGGCGGCAGCAACAAAAGAAAGGGCAAAAGCAGACGAGGTAACGTAAGATATGCCACTATCGGCTTTATCTTTGAATACGGCACAAGCTCTATACCAGCGCGCCCGTGGTTTACGCAAGGCAATGCGAAAGCAGAGCAGAAAGGCTACGAAAAGGCGCAGGAAATATGGAACAGGTACGTAGACAAGACGTTAGGGTAGGAAAGGGGCAGCAGATCACATGGCAACACTTTTAGAAACGCTTACAAGCGTAGTACCAGCCGAAAGGAACATATACACGGCAAAGAGTAAGCCACGCCAGTACTGCACCTTTATGCGCGTGTTAGAGCAGGCGGCTTTATCCGCAGACGACGAGGAAAAGAGCACGCAACGCATATGGCGCGTAACGCTTTTTAGCAAAGGCGACTACGAGGCAACGCTTACGGCACTAAAGACAGCATTAAAGGCAGCAGGGTATTACGTAAACTCTATCGACGCAGAGCAGCTGGACGAGGAAACGGGCTACACGTTTATACCCTTAACCATTGAGGAACTGATAGAAAGCGAGGTATAAAACAATGACTTTAGGACTTAAAGACCTTTACTACGCAGTTATCACTATGACAAACGGCGTAGAAACCTACGGAACGCCTAAGAAAATGGCAGAGGCTATGAAAGCTAACCTTGCTGTTAAGACAGCAGAGGCTAAGCTTTTTGCAGACGACGCGCTTAGCGAAAGCGTTAAGGAGTTTGTAAGCGGCGACCTTACGTTAGGTATTAAGGAGCTTGCACCAGAGGTAGTAGCAGAGCTTTTGGGGCAGATCGTAGACGAAAACGGCGTAGTATGGGCAGGCGACGACGAGGCACCATACGTAGCAGTAGGCTTTAGAGCTAAGAAAACTGGCGGCAAGTACAAGTATGTATGGTTACAGCGTGTACAGTTTGCTGCACCAGACGAGAGCTACGAGACTAAGGGCGAAAGTATCAACTTCCAGACACCAGAAATTAAGGGCACTATCTACAAGACTGTAGGTACTGGCAAGTGGAAAGCAGACTACGTAGCAGAGCCTACAGATACTGTAGCAGCTGGCTGGTTTTCTGCTGTTAAGACTTACAGCCCTGCAAGCTCTACAAGTGGCACAAGCGGCAGCGGTACAAGTGGCAGCGGTACAAGCAACCCTTAAACAGCTGACGAGATCACGAGCACGTAAGACAACGGGCGCAGCCAGAGGCGCTGCGCCCTTATTTGAAAGAAAAGAGGATAAGATACAATGAGCGCAATTAAAGACGGCAGATACCCTATTGAGCTAAACGGGAAAACATATCATTTACTTTTTGACTTGAACGCCTTAGACGCGGTACAAGATCGCTTTGGCGGGTATGACAAACTGGACGAGATTTTTAATACAGACAACCCTAACATGGTTAAAGACCTTAAGTGGCTGTTTACTTTGCTTATTAACGAGGGCATGAGCGAGGGAGAGACAGAGGTAACAGAGCAGCAGGTAGGTAAGCTAATCCATGTAGGAAACCTTACGGACGTGCAAAACGCTATTTATGCGTCGTTTGCTTACGGCGCAGGCGGTGGAGAAAAGACCGAGGACGACGAGACAGACGAGGACGGCGACGAGGACGACGAGGGAAACTTAGCGAGCGCGCCGCAGAATTAGACACGGCGCGCCTGCTTTATATAGCAGTAACCATGCTGCGCTTTACAGAGGCAGAGGCATGGCACAAAACGCCGTACCAGATCATAAAACTATTTAAGTACCACAAAGAGTATAACCCTTTGCAGTTTGGGAGTACCCAGCGCACAGGCGTAGCAGCTGGCGCAGAACAGCTGGACGACATAGACATAGCGTTAGGGGGATTGTAATAAATGGCAGATACCACAAAACAGGTAAAAACTAAATTATCGTTTGACGGCGAGGCAGCGTACAAGGCAGCTGTTAAGGATATTAACAGCAACCTTAAAGTGCTTAACTCTGAAATGAAATTAGTAACGGCAGAGTACAAAGCAAACGGCGCGAGCATGGATACGCTTAAGGCTAAGCAGGATACCTTACAAAAGACTTTTGACGCGCAAAAGAAAAAGGTAGAAGAGACAGAGAAAGCCTTAGAGAAATGCCGCAAAGAAACTGGCGAGGACAGCGAGGAAACAAAAAAGCTGGAAACGCAGTTAAACTATGCCAAGACTGCACTTACCCAGACTGGCGCAGAGCTGGATAAGACCGCAAAGGAAATGGACGAGCTGGGCGACGAGACGAAAGAAAGCGGAAAGCAGGCAGAGGACGCAGGCGGCAAGTTTGAGGGCTTAGGCAGCAAACTTAAGACCGTGGGCGCAGCTATCGGCACAGCCCTTGCAGCTATCGGCACGGCAGCTGTAGCAGCTGGTAAGGCTATATGGGATATGGCAAACGACACAGCGGCAGCAGGCGACGAGATAGACAAGGAAAGCCAAAAGCTACAGATAAGCAGCAGCCTTTACCAAGAGCTTAGCTACGCCTGCGAACGCAGCGGTAGCAGCATAGACGACCTTAAGAAAGGCGTAAAGAACATTACGGACGAGCTGGGCAAGGCACAGCAGGGCGTAGAGGGCGCAGGCAATAAGTTTGCAGCGCTGGGCGTATCTCTTAAGAATACAGACGGCAGCTTAAAGAGCACAGAGCAAGTGCTTATGGAGAGCATAGACGCGCTGGCAGCTATGGACGACGAGACAGCGCGCAACGCTGCGGCTAATGAAATCGTTGGAAAGAGCGCAGCAGAGCTTTTGCCACTGCTTAACAGCGGTAGCGAGGGCATTAAAGAGCTTATGGAAGAGGCAGACGCATACGGCATGGTAATGAGCGAGGACGCAGTAGCAGCAAGCGCAGCGTTTGAGGATAGCTTAACCCGTTTGCAGGGCACTTTTAACGGCTTAAAAAATAGGCTTATGGGCGACTTTTTGCCGAGTATATCCAGCGTAATGGACGGCTTAAGCGACCTTATGGCAGGAAATGATACCGCAGGCGAAAAGATTAAAGAGGGCATTACTGGCATAGTAAACAATATATCGCAGGCAGTACCTACGATTTTAAACGCTATTACCAGCGTGGGCACGGCGCTTTTAGAGGCATTACCTACATTGCTTGCAGCTTTGGTGGACGGTATCACACAGGCGCTGCCTACGCTTATCGAGGTAGTACTAAACACGGCTACCCAGCTTATAGGCGTGCTGCTTGACGCTTTGCCACAGATTTTACAGGCAGGCGTAGAGATCATAGTAACACTGGCGCAGGGCATTGCGCAGGCACTACCTACATTACTGCCGCAAATTGTAGAGGTAGTTATAGGCATTGTGAATATGCTTATACAAAATATCCCTATGATTATTGAGGCGGGCATACAGCTGCTTTGCGGTATCGTAGAGGCTATACCGCAGGTAATCGTAGCTATTGTAAATGCGCTGCCAGAGATCATAACGAACATTATAGACGCGCTTATAAAAGCAATACCGCTTATTATCGACGGCGCTATAACAATGCTTATGGCTATTGTAGAGGCTATACCTACAATTATCGACGCACTAATAAACGCGCTGCCGCAGATCATAGAGGCGATAGTAAACGGGCTTATAACTGGTATGCCTTTGATTATTGAGGGCAGCATAAAGCTGTTTATGGCTATCTTAGAGGCATTGCCAGACATTATAGTAGCGCTTGCAAATGCGCTGCCAGAGATCATTACAACCATTGCCACGGCACTTGCAGACGGTATACCAAAGCTGCTTACAGGAGCTAAAGACCTGTTTGGGCAGATCATAGAGGCTATACCAGACGTTATAGCAGGGCTGGCAGAGGCAGTGCCTAACATTATTACAGGCATTGTAAATGGACTTGTAGGCGGTGTAAGCGCAGTATTTGAGGCTGCAAAGACGTTAGGCAGCGGCATACTGGACGGTATTAAAGGCTTTTTTGGTATCCACAGCCCAAGTACCGTTATGGAAGAGCAGGGCGACTACATAGTACAGGGAATGATAAACGGCATTACAGAGCTGCCGCAGAAACTTAACGAGACTTTAGCAAATGCCATTACGACAGTAACCGAGTGGGGCACAAATATGCTTAACAAAGCCAAAGAAGTAATGACAACCATGCTAAATGGCATTGTTACCATTACAAAGGAAACGCCGCAGAAAATCTGGAACGCGATAGTAGACGCGGTAGTACGTGTGGCTACATGGGGCTTAAATATGCAGAACAAAGCCCGCGACGTTATGAACAATATGGTAACTGGTATTGTAAATATCGTTAAGGAAGTACCGCAGAAAATCTGGAACGCCGTAGTAGGAGCAGTTACAAAGGTAGCTACATGGGGCACAAACATGATTAACAAAGCCAAAGAGGTTATGAACTCTATGGTAACTGGCATTGTGAACATTGTAAAAGAAGTGCCTACAAAGATTTATAACGCGGTATCTGGGGCTGTATCCAAAATCGCAGAGTGGGGCAACGAGGTAAAGAACAAAGCCGTAGAGGGTATGAACAATGCAGTAAACGGTATTAAAAATGCCTTTAGCAACATAGGCGAGGACTTTAAGAACATAGGCAGCAACATTGTAAGCGGTATCTGGAACGGCATAAGCGCTGGCTGGGACTGGCTTAAAGACAAGGTTAAAAACCTTGCAAGCAGCCTTTTGGACGCAGCTAAGGACGCGCTGGGAATTGAAAGCCCGTCAAAGAAATTTAGAGACGAGGTAGGAAAGTTTGCAGCGCAGGGTATCGGCGTAGGCTTTGAGCAGGAAATGGGCAGCGTAGCTAAGGTAATGCAGGACAGCATACCTACAGAGTTTGACGTAGAGCCGCGCGTAAAGGTAGGCGGCGACGGCGACAAGAGAGGCGGCGCAGGCAGAGCGAGGGCAGCAGGTGGGCTGGTAGTAAACCAGTACATTTACGCAAACGAGCAGGACTACGCAAGGCAGCAGCGCGAGGCAGCCAGAAACTTTAAGACAATAGCAAGGGCGGTATACGCATGAGTATTGAAAAGCTAACCTATACAAACAGCAGAGGCGAAAGCATAGAGCTTAGCACGCAGAGCTTATACCATGTAAACGTAAGTACAGACGTTACGGGCATATCGGACATACAAAACGAGATTTACGGCACAAGCTCTATGGGGCAGCACGGGGAAACAAAAACGGGTATGCACATAGAGCCGCGCGAGATCAAAGTAGCGGGTGCGATAAACTCTAAGAGCAAAGACTATGCTTACACCTTGCGCCGCAGGGCGCTTAAGACGCTTAACCCAGAGTTAGAGGGCGTGCTTACGTATGAGTATGGAGACTTTAAGAGGGTAATAAAGTGTACAGTGGACGATACGCCAGAGTTTTACAGAAAACAAGGCAACCCGCTTGTACAGTTTGAGCTTACGCTACGCTGTAGTAACCCTTTTTGGCAGGAAGAGGACGAAATACGCGAGGATATAGCCAGCTGGGTAGGCGCGTGGGAGTTTCCATACGACATAGACTTAGAGGACGATACAAGCATGATATGGGGCTACCGCGAGCAAAGCATAATTGTAGACTGCTACAACAGTGGCGACGTGGCAACAGGTATGCGCATACGCTTTAGCGCACTGGGAACGGTAGAAAATCCTATACTGCTTAACGTGGATACTTTGGAGTTTATACAGATCAATGCCACCATGCAAACGGGCGACGTTATAGAGGTAAACACAGAGTACGGTAGCAAGGGCGCTACCCTTTACAGAAATGGCGAAACGATAGACTACTACCGCTACATAGACGTAGACAGCACCTTTATGCAGCTCAACATAGGCGACAATATCTTTAGATACGACGCAGGCAGCGGGGTAAACGCTATGGAAGTATCACTGGTTTATAACGCTAAGTATCTGGGGGTATAAAGCATGGAGCTTAGAGTATTCGACAAGGCTTTAGAGCCGTTAGGCATTGTGGACGAAATAGCAAGCCTGTTATGGACTATTAAATACTTTGACGTAGGCACGTTTAACCTGCTTGCGCCAGTAACGGACAATAACAGCAACCTGCTTAGCATGGGTAACATTATCATAAAGCACGACGGCAAAAAAGAAGTAGAGGACGGCAGCGGCGGCATATGGCGCAGGGCTGCACAGATAATGTACGTACATATCACGAAAGACGAGCGAGGGCAGGAGCAGATAGAGGCACAAGGCTTTATGCTTTCTAAGTGGTTAAGCAAGAGAGTGGTAACGCCGCAGCTGGTAACTACCGCAACGTGCCAGCAGATCATAAACGCACTGGTAGCAAATAACTGCGGCGCTAATGCCACCACAAAGAGAAAGTTTGCACAGTTTACAGCGCTTACGCAGGCAGACTTAGGCGGCAGCAGCGTGGACTACTCAAACGAGCTGTACGTAGACTTAGGCAGCGAGGTAAAGGACGTAGCAGTAAGCGGTAAGCTGGGCTATGACATTTTAGTAAACGAGCGCGACAAGCTCTACGGCTTTTATCTCTACAAGGGCGACGACCTTACAGCGGGTAACAGCGCAGGTAACCCGCCCTGTATCTTTAGCAGAGACTTTGACAACGTAAACGGGCAAGAGTACGAGGATAGCATAGAGAGCTATAAAAACTTTACATACGTGCAGGGAGCTGCGGACGAGGCGGGCGCACAGCCAGTAGTTACCGTGGACGGCGGCAACAAGCAGGGCTTAGAGCTGGACGAGGTTTTTATAGACGCAAGCGACATAAGCCGCAGCTATGAGAGCGGCGGCACAAGCGTGCCGATACCGTTAAATACGTACCTTGCAATGCTGCGTACCAGAGGCGCTACCGAGCTGGAAAACTACGGCGAGCGCATGAACTTTGTAAGCACGATTAACACGGCAAGTAACCTAAGATTTAAGGACGACTTTAACTTAGGCGACCGTATAACCTGCTTAGAGCGCAGCTGGGGCTTAAGAATAGACGCGCGCATAACAGAGGTACAGGAAGTTTACCAGAAAGGGCAGGAAGAGATACAAGCAACCTTTGGCGAGAGCCTGCCGACACTGGTAGAGAAAATTAAGAGAGTGAGGTAACGGCAATGCTAAACTATTTACCATTTAACAGTATTAACCATGACCGCGTAGGAAAAGCAGAGGACTGGGCGTGGTACTTTGCTACCTTTATCGGTAACGGCGTTTTTCCTAAGCCAGAAACAGGGCTACAGGTAGTAGCAAGTAACGGCATGACGGTATTAGCCAAAGCTGGCTATGCGTTTATTAACGGCTACGCCTTTAGAAATCCAGAGGACTTTAGCATAACACTGGATACAGCAGACGGTAGCTTACCACGTATAGACCGCGTTATAGTACGCTGGGATATTACGCAGCGCATGATTTACATAGCGGTGCTTAAGGGCACACCGAGCGCAAACCCTGTAGCGAGATCACTAACACGCACAAGCGAGATTTACGACTTATGCGTAGCAGATATTTTAGTAGGCAGAGGCGTTACAAGTATCACGCAGGCAAATATTACAGACCAGCGCTATAATAGTAGCCTTTGCGGTATCGTACACGGCGTAGTAGACCAGATAGACGCTACAACGCTTACGGCGCAGTTTAACGACTTCTTTAGGCAATATGAGCAGCGGATCATAAGCCAGTACAATAACTATCTGGCAGACATTAACACCGACAGGCAGGGAGCTACAAGCGCGCTTAACGAGTTTACAGCGTGGCTGGCTGGTTATAAGACGGACACAGAGGACGATATAGCGGCATGGCTTGACACCTTGCACGACCTGTTAGACGAGGAAACAGTAACACACTTGCAGCAGGAGATAGAGACAAACGCAGCAGACATAGCACAGCTGCAAAGAGACGTACAGGAGATAGCAAGCATAACTACCGTAGCATGGCTGGGCGCGGCTTATTGTGGCGGTACTTATCTTGTATCATAGGTAACCACTAAGAAAGGAGCTAAAAAGCATGAAAGGGTATCCTAAGAAACTAAAAACCAAAGAGGACTACTACAACTGCCTTGCAATGGTACAGGCTGGCGAGCTTGAGGCAGCAGGACTGGTAGAGGCGCTGGACGCGCTGGAAGAGCGCCGCTACATACCTTGCAATATCTTGCAGATAAGTAACAACCGCAAAGAGGTTACAGTACTTTACTGCACAGAGGCAGAGGTAGGCGCAGAATTTAAGGCAGGCGACGCTAAGGGCAATGTAACCACAGTTACTAACGTGCAGGCAGAGCAGGGCAGCGACGAGCAGAGCGTAACAAAGCTGGGCTTATCGGTAGCTGTACCGCAGGACGTAACCGTAGTAAAGGTTATGAACAGCGTAGACGTACTGGCACGCGTGGGCATGACCGAGGCAGACATAGCAGCTATTAGGGAGGTTTTAAAGAATTATGAGTAGACTACTGGTAGACGATATTACAAAAACAGACCGCAGGGCGCTGCTTAACGTAAGCAAAATGGCGCTTGTGTCGGACATTGTAACACCTACAAAAGAGTACTTGTACGCAAGCGGCGAGCAGCAGCTTACTGTAGTACAGGGCTGCGTTATCTCTATTGCAGGCAGTGGCATTTTTGAGACGGGCACGACTGTACTTACTGCCGCTAATCTGGATACAGGCGCAGCTTTTGAGGTAGGTAAGGACTATTACGTATACCTTTGCGACACCCAGAACGACGACACCGACGAGCTGTACTATATCTCTAAAAATGCTACGTACCCGCAGGGCTGGAACGCGACAAACAGCCGTAAAATCGGCGGTTTTCACTATGGAAAGTGCCGTAAGGTAGACAGCAACCAGCAGCCAGTAAATGCAGCAGGCGTGCGCTTTGGCAGCGGCTGGGAGAGTAACGTATACGACGGTATCGTACCTAAGAGCGTGTGGACTTTAGGACACCGCCCAAAGTGCGCACCAGAGGGCATGGTATATTTAGGCGGCGGTACATGGGTAGACATTTACTTAAACTCTGACGACGGCGAGTACGGGCTTAGCAGTGAGTACGGCGCTACGCCTATGACTGGTACAGAGGGCATGAGCTGGTACACCTTTGTAGAGCGCTTGCAGAAATCTGGCAAGCGTATGCCGAACTATGCAGAGTTTTGCGCGTATGCTTTTGGCAGCCCTGCTGGACTGGATAACAGCAACGACAACGCATGGAGCGCTACAAGCAATACAGGCAGAAAGACTACAGGCTATGTAGCCCGTGCAGTATCCGCAGTAGGCGTAAGAGACGCTGTAGGCAACGTATGGGAGTGGTTAGACGAGCTTATCACAAGAGCAGAGCACGCCACAAATGCTACGTACCATGCGTCGCAGGCATGGGGCTGGGATTTAACAAGCCCGTTAAAGACAGCAGCAGACGGCTACGACGTGGGCAACATTTACGAGTACTACGCATACAGTTTAGCGGCGCTGCTGGCGGGCGGCATCTGGAGCAGTGGAGCGCAGGCCGGTGCGCGCGCGGTGAATTGCTACCATTACCCGTGGTACGTGGTCACGTACGACGGCGTGCGGGGCGCGTGTGACAGTCTGTAGACGGCGCGCGAAAGCGCAGCCGCTTAGAAAGAGGGCGAGGACGTGACGCAGGAAGAGATAAAAACAAAGAGCGCAGAGCTGCACCAGAAAATTTACGACTTTCTGCTATACGTTTACCCGCTGCTTTCTAAGTATCCAAAGTACGAAAAGTTTAGCCTGCAAGCGGCGACACGCAGCAGCATATTAGACGTGCTGCGCGAGGTAATTAAGTGGCAGAAAACATACGGAAAGAGCCACTTATATACCGCAGACGCTTGCTTACAGGAAAGCAAGGAACTGGTACGGCTGGCGCATGACCTAAAATATAGCGCTATGAACGCCCAGCACTACAAAGAAACCAGTAAAAGATTTACTGAAATCGGCGTAGAGCTGGGCGAGATCATAGAGGCGGTGCAGGAAATAGAAAGCACACGCCGCAATAACAAAAGATAGGACGGGGCAATACCTTAAAGCAGCTTTTAGCGGCGCTGATAGCGGGCGGCAACTGGAACAATGGAGCGCAGGACGGTGCGCGCGCGGTGAATTGCAACAATTACCCGTGGAACGTGAACACGAACAACGGCGTGCGGGGCGCGTGTGACTTAGATAAAGGTATTTTGCAGACGCAGTACCCTACGGGGCGCTGGCAAGGATTATAAAGGCTAAGCCTTTAGCCTATAGTCAGAGGTAATGCACCCACCTTTAGAGGTAAAGAGAAAAAGTAGGGCTGCTGGTTAGTAGCTACGGCGAAAGGCAGGAGCATTTTATATGAGACGCGTAGGAACTACAACAAACGCGGCAGGGCAGGTAGTAACGCTGCACGAGGCAATTTACGACTACAGCAACCTGCTTTTAAGCTACAACAAAGCCAGACGCGGCAAGAGGTACAGAAAAGAGGTACTTAAGTACACACAAAAGAAAGAGGAAAACTTACAGCGGACGCAGGCAGAGCTTATAGAGCTTACATACAACCCAAGCGGCTACAGATACTTTAAAGTTTATGAGCCGAAAGAGCGCCAGATCATGGCACTACCTTTTTACGACAGGGTAGTACAGCACGCTATAAATAACGTGTTAGAGCCTATATTTGAGAAACGCTTTTACAGGCATAGCTACGCTTGTAGAAAAGGCAAGGGCAGCCACGCAGCCAGCGACACGCTGCAAAAGTGGTTATATGACTGGGAGAAATACCACAAGGGCGAGAAACTGTACGCGATTAAGGCAGATATACACGCCTACTTTAAGAGCATTAACCACGACAGGCTAAAGAAAGAAATACGCAGAGTTATTAAGGACGAAAACGTACTACTGCTTACAGATCGCATTATAGACCACAACGGCGAAATGCCAGACGGTACGGGCATACCTGTAGGCAACCTTACAAGCCAGCTGTTTGCTAACGTATATCTGGACGCTTTAGACAAGTACGTAAAGGAAGTGCTGGGCGTAAAGAAGTATATACGCTACATGGACGACTTTATAATACTTAGCCCAGACATAGAGCAGCTTAAGGACTGGCTACAAAAGATAGAGGCGTTTATAAATACAGAGTTATTGCTATCGTTTAACCCAAAAACAACTATAGTATGCGCGAGCACGGGCGGCATAGACTTTGTAGGCTATAAACACAGGGCGACGCACAAGAAAGTACGCAAGGACAGCATAAAGCGTATAAAGCGTACTATTAAGCAGTACGAGCGCGGCGAGACTACAAAAGAGAGCTTACAAAAGAGTATATGCAGCTGGACGGGGCACGCAGGACACGCCGACAGCTACCACCTAAGAGAGAAAATAATAGCACTTGCAGACAGGACAATAAAAGAACGTGAGACGCAGGAAAGGAGCGCGGCGGCATGACTATTGCAAACTGGTTAAGTTTAGGGGCTTTGGCTGTAGCCTTGTTTATGGCTGTTATCAACACCACAAACACAAAGAAAAGCCAAAAGAAAGAGGAAAGAGAGGACACAGAGAAAAGCACCGAGCGCACAACTGGCATAATGATAGCTTTGGAAAATATCAAAAACCAGCTTACACGGATTGAAAACGAGATAAACACCGTAAAGCAGGACAACAGAGAAAACCACGACAAGCTACTTATTATGGAGCAGAGCCAGAAGAGCGAGCACAAGCGCTTAGACGCGCACGAGCAGAGACTTAACAATATTGAGCGCCAGCTACGCATAGATCACTACAGAGACGTGGATACAGAGGGCGAGTAAATGAGGGCAAGGAAGAGAAAGAGAGAAAAGCAGCCTGTAAAGTGGTTATGGGAGTTTAGCAAGCGCGTAGTGGTAATTACAGCAGTGCTGTACTTTATCAGCTGCGCGTATGCGCTTATTATCTGCGCTATCTGGCAGGACACCGCCACCATAGGCACGCTTATAAGCGAGGCAAACGAAACATTTAGAGTAGTGGTAGGCGGCTACATGATAAAGGCGGGCGTAGAAAACGCACTAAAGATAGCAGGGCACAAAAGAAAGGGCGACAAAGAGGAAAGCGCACCAGACGACGGCTTAGAGTTTATAGACTTAGATAACGAGGACGAGGGCGGCGCGCTGGGCTAAGAAAGCGAGGTAAAAGTAATGGAGTTTATTACAGAAAACTGGGCGCTTATTGTGGCGCTTGTGGCAGCTATCACAGCTGGCGTAGTGGCAGGCATTAAGTTTTACAATATGCCTACAGATAAGCAGCTTAGCAAGGTAAAAGAGTGGCTGCTTTATGCCGTAACAATGGCAGAGAAAGAGTTAGGCGGCGGCACAGGTAAGCTAAAGCTGCGCTATGTGTATGACCTGTTTTTAAGTAAGTTTGGCTGGCTGGCTAAAGTTATCACGTTTGAGCAGTTTAGCGGACTGGTAGACGAGGCTTTAGAGGAAATGAAAAGGCTACTTGAAAGCAACGCGAGCGTGCAGCAGCTGGTAAATACGATACAGAAATAAGACGAGGTAGCGGCATGGATAACGAGCAGATCATATGGACTTTTTTAAAGGGCAAGGGCTTTAACGACTATGCAGCAGCTGGTATTATGGGCAACTTGTGGGCAGAGAGCGGACTAAAGCCAAACAACTTGCAGAACACCTACGAGAAGAGCTTAGGCTTAAACGACGACCAGTACACCGCTGCCGTGGATAACGGCACGTACACGAACTTTGCAAGAGACAGCGCAGGCTATGGGCTGGCACAGTGGACGTACTGGACGAGAAAACAGAACTTGTTAGCCAGAGCAAAGGCAGCAGGCACAAGCATTGCAGACCTTAGCACACAGCTTAACTACTTATATGAGGAACTTAGCAGCAACGCAGCTATTATGCAGGCGCTTGCTATTGCAGACAGTGTAAAAGCTGCCAGCGACGTAATTTTACTCAAATTTGAAAGACCAAAAGACCAGAGCGAGGCGGCAAAGAACAGGCGCGCAGGCTTTGGGCAGACGTACTACGACAAGTACGCAGGAACTACGACAACCCAGCAGAGAGAAAGCGAGGCGGGGAAAATGGGAGCAAAGGCACAGAAAGCAGTAGACTACGCGGTAGCTATTGCCAGAGACGACAGCCACGGCTACGACCAAGTAGACCGCTGGGGAAACCCTAACTTTGACTGTAGCGGGCTGGTTATTACAGCCTACGAAAAGGCGGGCGTACCAGTAAAGACAAACGGGGCAACCTATACGGGCAATATGCGTAAGGTTTTCTTAAAGACTGGCTTTACGGACGTTACCAGCAAAGTAAACCTTAAGACCACGGCAGGCATGAAAGTAGGCGACGTGCTTTTAGCAGAGGGAAAGCACACAGCGCTTTATACTGGCAGCGGGCAGCTGGTACACGCAAGTATTAACGAGAAAGGAAAGGCAACGGGCGGCGCTACTGGCGACCAGACACAAAAGGAAATCTGCGTAAGACCATATTATAACTACCCGTGGGGCTGCGTGCTTAGGCTATCAGAGGCAGACACGGGCGCAGCAGACTTTAAGAGCGTGGGCACAGTGACCGTAACGGGCAGCGCAGTAAATGTAAGGACGGGCGGCAGCACAGCTTACAAGGTTATTGCAGTAGCCAAAAAGGGCGACGTGCTGCAATATGACGGCACACAGCAAAACGGCTGGTATCATGTACTTATTAACGGCGTAGCTGGGTACATCTCAAACAACTACAGTAAACCGAGCACGGCAGCAGGTTTTACCCGTAAGGTAACCTGCAACGCTAACGGGGTACGTATCAGAAAAGGCGGCAGCACGGATACCGCTATACTTACCACAGTGCGCAAGGGCACGGTAATGTACTGGGATAACACACAGCAAAACGGCTGGTATCATGTAAAATACGGCACTACCGTAGGATATATGCACCCAGACTATGTAACGGTATGAGCGAGCAGGAATTAAAAGCGCTGCGTATCCTTATGGCTAACGCTGCGTGCACGCTTACACTGGGCTGCGACTTATGCCCACTGTACGCAGAGCAGGTAGAAAAGCCAGAGACACGCGGCAGCTGCGCAGAGAAAACAGAGCCAACAGCACTACGAGAGGCACTTATAGAGCTTAGAGGCTTTAAGCCGTAACAGATCATAGCAGGCACAGGGCAAAAAGTACGCTTTGTGCTTGCTTTTTATCTTGAAAATATAACGTAGAGGGTATATTATAGGGTACACAACACAGCACGAAAGATAGAACACTAAGCGAAAGGGGGCTAATATGTCAATGGGCGGCAATATCAGAGCGGCGAGGCGTGCAGCAGGCGTAACGCAGGTAGAGCTTGCAGCAAAGCTGGGCGTAAACCAGAAAGACGTAAGCCGCTGGGAGCAGGGTAAACAGATACCGAGCGCAGACACGCTGGCAAAACTATGCAAGTGTTTAGACGTATCGGCAGACAACATTTTAGGACTAAAGAAAGGACGGTAGAGGCATGAACAAAAAAAGCGTGATACTTTACATTATTGCAGCAGTAGTGGCTATATCTGGCATAGCTGCGCTGGCAAAAGGTAACGCTGTAGGCGGCGTAGAGTGTATCGTAGTGGCAGCAGTAGTAGCAGGCGTAGGCTTTTGGCTGGGCAAGCGTGGAAAAGTGGAAAAAGTAGAGGAAAAGTACGGCAAAACAGTGGCAAAGACAGCGCCAGAGGGCGAGCGCCTGCTTAACACCATACGCACAAAGGTAGTAGGCGTAACATTTGACAATGAGGACGGCACAAACAGACAGGACTTACTTAAGACTTTGCGAGGCGGCGAGCAGATCACGATAGAGCCATACCAGTATAAGGGAGAGCCAGCAGCATACGTAAAGCACAACGGGCGCGTGCTGGGCAACCTAAGCGCAGAGCTGGCAGCAGAATTAGACCGAAAGTACAAAGATAACAAAATTACGGCAGTAGTTACCGAGATCACAGGCGGCGACGACCTAACATACGGCTGTAATATAGAAATAAAGGTACGAGCATAACACAAGTAGCGTACAGGTAAGCCGCAGGTATAACGCCTGCGGCTTTTTATCACTAAAGAGAGGGCAAAACTATGGCGAGACGTTTTAAGCAGCTTACAAAAGCAGACCGCCTTAAAATAGAGGCGCTGCACAATGCAGGGCATAAGCCTGCGGAAATAGCAACACAGATAGGCGTACACCGCAGCACTATTTACAGAGAGCTTAAACGGGGCGCTTATACAAAGCGTAATAGCGACTGGACGGAAACGGAAAGCTACAGCGCTGATATGGCAGACCAGAAATACAGGGCAAACCTTAAGGAAAAGGGCGCAGGGCTTAAGATAGGCAACGACGTGGCATACGCAAACTACATAGAAAAGAAAATAGTAGAGGACGACTACAGCCCAGCAGCCGTACTGGGAGAGCTTAAGGTAACGGGCAAGGCGGCAGAGTTTAGCGTAAGCATATGCGTTACCACGCTTTACAGCTACATAGACAAGGGCATATTTTTGCGGCTGACAAATAAACACCTGCCTGTTAAGGGAAAGCGCAAGCGCCAGTATAAGAAAGTGGAGCGCACGCAAAAGAAAGCGGCAGCAGGTACGAGCATAGAAAAGCGCCCAGAGGACATACAGACGCGGCAAGAGTTTGGCAACTGGGAAATGGATACAGTAATAGGACAGCGGGGCAAAAGCAAAAACAGCTTACTGGTACTATCAGAGAGAAAGACACGCGACGAGCTGCTATTTAAGCTGCAAGAGCATACGGCAGCAGCTGTAGTGGCGGTACTGGATAGCTTAGAGGCACAGTACGGCGAGCGCTTTAGCGACGTGTTTAAAACTATCACAGTAGACAACGGCACAGAGTTTGCAGACTGCGAGGGCTTAGAGGGTAGCAGCTTAGGCGACGGGCAGCGGACAAAGCTATACTACTGCCACCCGTACAGCAGCTGGGAGAGAGGCACAAACGAGAATACTAACAAAATGGTAAGACGAAAGATACCAAAAGGCGTAAACTTTGACGATATGACCGACGAGGACATACAGGCAGTAGAGGACTGGATAAACAACTACCCACGGGAGCTGCTGGGCTTTTACAATGCAGGCGACCTTTTTAGGCAGGAAATGGCAAAAATAGGGCTTTGAAAATTTTTTAAAAAATTGTTGCATTTATTATTGACATTTTCAAA